CAACGGAAGATTAATTGTTATCCATATACGCATCAATATTATCAATAAGTGCTGGTATATTTGGGGTAGCTATATTAGTATGTCTTCTCTTTGGATACAATATTTATAGGTATTCAAATGGGAGAATATATTCGGTACCGAAATATACCGACATCAAAATAGAAAAATATAGGAAAAAGGTAAACAAATGGAAACTCAAACCACGTAGGAGGAATACTATGATGAGATGGCCTTCCATGAATTCTGAGAATGTTAATATATTGAATTATATAGTAGCTATTCCAATGGTTCCGATAATAGTGGGAATGGCAATTCCCCTAGCAATTTATTATATGGTGATAGATTTAAAATAATATTATGAGGTGAGTGAATGAGTAATGATTTTTTATGGGTAGAAAAGTATAGACCAACCAAAATTTCCGAATGTATATTGGAAGAACCATCTTCTAAAATATTCGAGGGGTTTATTAAAAATAAAGAAATACCACACCTCATGTTATCTGGTTCTGCTGGTATAGGTAAAACCACCATAGCGAAAATCTTATGTACTGAGATTGGTGCGGATTTCATTATGATCAATGCCTCTGATGAGAGGGGTATTGATACAATTCGAAATAAAGTAAAACAATTTGCATCAACAAAATCATTTTCTTCTGCTGGTAAAGTTATTATTCTTGATGAAGCAGATTCAATGACACCTGAGGCTCAAAGAGCTATTCGAGGGGTATTTGAGGAATTTTATAGAAACTGCAGATTCATATTGACCTGTAATTATAAAAATAAACTCATTGAACCGATACATTCCAGGTGCTCCGTAATAGACTTTTCAATTACACCCTCAAATAAACCATCCTTAGCTCTTAAACTTCTGGACCGTATTGAGTATATATTAACCACTGAATCTGTTAAGTATGATAAAGAGGTTCTGGTACAACTAATAATGAAATTCTTTCCAGATTTCAGAAGACTTATTAATGAACTTCAAAGGTATTCTAGTTCTGGTGGGATAAACTCTGGTATTTTGTCTGTGAATTCAATTCAAATTAATGAACTCATTGGATTTCTTTCGAGGAAGGAATTTACTAATGTTAGAAAATGGGTTGTAGATAATATTGATAATGAAAGCGATGGTATTTACAGATCGGTTTATGATTCTCTCTATGATTATTTAAAACCCGGATCTATTCCAGAAGCAGTTATTGTCATAGCTGAATATCAATATAAGTCTGCATTTGTTGCTGACCCTGAGATTAATATTCTTGCGGCTCTCACAGAAATTATGCTTAGATGTGAATTCAAATGAAACTGAAGTTATCAGATTGGCTCAATTCTATTAATTTCGGGAAGAATGATTTAATTGAGAATATAGATAACTATAGTCCTTTTATTATTAATAAGGCTATGTCTGGGTATATTGATACACTATTTTTTGCCAACGAATTAAATAGATTTCATTTTCTCGATAAAGATATTCAGTATAAATATTACTTGAAGGTGATCAAAAAGAAGAGACGATATGCACCATGGTTAAAATCTACAGGGGATGATAATATTTCTGCAATAAAGGAATATTATAATTATTCTGACAAAAAGGCTAAGGCTGTACTTGATTTGTTATCTACTGATCATCTCGCTGAAATCAAAAAATCCTTGTACAAGGGTGGAACTTGATTTTATAAATATCAATATTTTATAACGGATTAAATATTATGAGTGACATAGATTCATTATTAGAAATTTCTTTCAGTCAAGCTGATGATTTTCTGAAAATTAAAGAGACATTGACAAGGATTGGTGTAGCATCTCGAAAAGATAATAAACTTTATCAGTCTTGCCATATCCTACATAAACAGAATAAATATTACCTCGTTCATTTTAAGGAATTATTTAAACTTGATGGTAAACCTACTGATATATCCGACAACGATCTAGAAAGAAGAAATTCTATCGCTAAATTATTATCGGATTGGGGTCTCTTGAAAGTTAAACATGAGCTAGGAAACCTAGCACCAATGAACCAAATAAAGGTTATTTCTCACAAAGATAAAGGTAATTGGGAATTAATAGCGAAATATAATATAGGAGGAATTAAATGAGCGTTGAAATTTTAAGATTGAGAAGTGGTGAAGATATTTTATGTGATGTTATTACTGAGGTTGATGGTAAATATGTGGTGGAAAATCCCGCTGTAGTTATGCCGGTTGGTAGAAATGATGATGGTGCAATGCAAATGGCATTATCTCCATGGATGCCGTATTCAACAAATACAGAATTCACAATTCCTGAAGATTTTGTTGTAACTTCGGCCATCCCAACAGAAGATATTCTTTCTTCTTATTCAAGTATGTATTCTAAAATATACGCACCAAAATCACAGATTCTGTCATAAAGTTTACAATTCTCAGAATTTAATATATAATGTTATTATGATCTACAAATTGAGGGTTCTTCATGAATTGTTTTTATACGAATACTATTCAGCAAAATGGAATGATTTATACCAGAGGATACGATTCTGGTAAACAATATTTCCGAAAAATAAGATACAAACCATCTCTTTGGATTGAGGGAGAAGGATCATATAAAGATCTGAGTGGAGAAAAATCTTTAATAAAAAAAGAATTTAAAACCATTAAGAAATCCCGTGAGTATTTTAATCAATTCAAAGATATATTCCCTGTATATGGGGATTTCCCAAATCAGTACAAATATATAGCTGAGAACTGGGAAGATGATATTGAATTTAATGCCGAAGATATCCGGGTACTCAATTTCGATATCGAAACCATGCAACCACCAGAGGGTGGATTTCCATACCCCGAAAAGGCTAATGGAGAAATTAATGCCATTACCATAGAATATAATAATGATTATTTCACATTTGGTACAGGGGATTATACCTCAAAAAGGGATAATTCTAAATATATTAAATGCGAAGATGAAAAAGATCTCTTAACAAAATTTGTAAATCTTTGGGAATTTATTAAACCCGATGTTATCACCGGATGGAATATTGAATTCTTTGATGTTCCCTATATCGTTAACAGAATATCAAAAATCATTTCTTTCGATTTTGCCCAAAAATTAAGTCCATGGGGGGTTATAAGAGAGAAAAGAGTTAATACCTCTTTTGGTAGAGAACAGCAAACCTATGATATACTTGGTATATCTAATCTAGATTATGTCTCTCTATATAAAAAATTTACATTTGTAAATAGAGAATCATATTCCCTTAATAACATATCATTCGAAGAATTAGAGGAAAAGAAACTCGATTATTCTGAATATGAAAACCTTTTTAATCTATATGAGAAAAATTATGAACTCTTTATAGATTATAATATAAAGGATACTGAGTTGGTCAGAAGGCTTGATGACAAACTCAAACTCCTGGATTTGGTTTACATGATGACGTATAAAGCTAAATCTAATTATGTAGATGTTCTTGGGACATTAAAGGTTTGGGACGTAATATGTTATAATCATCTTATAAAGAAAAATATTGTTGTTGGATCCAATAAGGAATCTGAGTTCAGGGATTTTGTTGGCGGATATGTTAAAGAAACCCAAACAGGAAGACATTCTTGGGTAATGTCATTTGACCTTGCTTCGCTGTATCCGCATCTAATTATGCAGTATAATATTTCACCAGAAACCATTCAATCCCGTATTCCTAATGTGTCGATTGATTCTATGTTGGATAAAACCAACGTATTTGATTTAACAGATTACACTATAACCCCAAACGGAATGACATATTCTACTAAAGTTCGGGGTTTTATTCCAGAATTAATGGATCAATTTTTCACGACAAGAAAAACAGTAAAGAGCAAAATGATCCTGGCTCAAAGGGAAGGAAACAAAGACCTTGAAGAGAAACTTTATGTTGAACAAATGGCTCTTAAAATTCTTCTCAATTCTTTATATGGTGCTCTCGGGAATAAATATTTTCGACATTTCGATGTTAATATGGCAGAATCCATTACAACAGCAGGGCAATTAAGTATTCGATGGATCGAACGTACTATTAATAAATACATGAACAAAATAATGTTAACAGATGATGTTGATTATATAATTGCTTCTGATACTGATTCAGTTTATGTAACATTCGATTCACTTGTTTCTAAATTATTCGAATCAACCAGGACTGTTGAGGAGAAAGTTAATTTTCTTGATGTAATAGGATCTAATCAATTCAGAAAATTAATTGATGAATCGTATCAAGATCTTGCAGATTATACGAATGCCTATGATCAGAAGATGTTTA